CATCACGAATAAATGCAATTTGAGATGTACTTTTTGCTCTTGTGCGGACAGAGACCTTTCCTTATGGGTTACAAAGGAGAAAATAAAAGAGGAAATGGAACGATTTAAGGGACTTGGCGGACGGGCGGTTACTATTGCGGGCGGCGGAGACCCGACCGTCCATAAAGACTTCGATGAAATCATCGGTTTGATTTCAAACCTGGGAATTAAAATCGGATTGGTCACAAATGGAATCCGGTTGATTAAGTTCAATAATATTTCAAAACTCACATGGTGCCGGATCAGCTTGAGTTATTGCAATCCAATGAGAGCAGACTGGATCAACCTCATTCATGAGGTAAATATTGATTGGGCGTTCAGTTATGTTTATACTTCTGATTTTGAACTTTGTCAAAAAGCGATCCGTGAAACTAAAGACCTGAATATTACTCACTTTCGAGTTGTTAGTGACATAAATAATCCAAAACCTCTGCCGAAATTTGAAGATGATGATAAAGTGCTTTATCAGCCTCGCGTTTCTTTTGTTCACGGGGCGAAAAAATGCTACATTGCTTTAATGAAGCCTTATCTTGATACGGACGGTTTTTATTACCCATGCTGCGGGGTACAATTTGCCAGGCAGAACGGCCAAAGAAAAATGCAGGAGGATATGAGAATGGGAGATAATTTAGAAGTAATTTCAAAAGCTCAAATCCCATTTGACGGATCCCTTTGCACCAAATGTTACTATGATGATTACAACAAGCTGATGGATAAAATTATAAACAGTGAGTCTCCAATTGAGACGTTTAACGAAATGTCAATTGGTAATGAAGCAGAACTTGACCATTTAGATTTCTTATGATCAATGATACGTTTAAAAGAATTCAGGTAAGGGCACAAGCGATACTGCAAAATACCGGAACTGGTACAACTAACGCCAATGATCTTCTTCCAAAAGTGAAAGATTGGTGCAGAACCCGTTACGACCGTATTCTCCGTGCCTTTCCATGGCTGGAATTAAACAGAAGCTATAACCTTTCAGTTCTTGATGGGACAAGAGATTATTCTCTCCGTTATGATCTTGAGTCTATCATTAAGATGTGGAATACCACACATGGTTATGAGATTACGGCAACCGACATCAGAGATCACGTCCGTTTTACGGCAATCCATCTCGAAATTGTAGGAAATATTCAGACAGGAAACCCGGACCAATATATCGAGATAGGAAATAAATCTGTCTCAGCACTTCTTTCAACAGCAGACAAGGTTCAGGTTGTCTCAACTTCTGCTGATGATATTACGCCGAAAATAATAAGAATTCAAGGTGAGGTAAACGGCATGCTTGTTTCTGAAAATATTGTTCTAACCGGAACGACTGCTGCTGATTCAACCCGTACCTATGATTCAGGCTCAGAGCTTATTGTTTCGGCAGGAACGTCAGACGGAACGATTGATGATCTCAAAGGAGTTGTGACAGTCAGGGAAAAAACAACGACTACGAAGATACTTTCAAAATTGTCCCCAAATGAACGTGCTCCTGAATACAAGTGGATACGCTTTTCCGTTGAACCTGCCACCGACTTCACTGCTCAAATCTGGTATAAACGCAGGTGGTATCCTCTTGTAAATGACAATGATGTTCCCCTTATTCCGTGCGCTAATGAACTTGTGGAAGGTATTGTTGCAGATGCTCTTTGGGAAGATGGTCAGGAAGGAGCGGCCCAAGTCCAGGAGACAAAATTTAACAACAGCGTTAATGAACTCTGGATTTCAAGAAGACAGAGAAATCTGATTAAGCAATTAGTTCCTGATTTTGGAGACCCGCAAGCTGATTCAGGCCGTGACCTTTACCATTTAGGAAACACATACTAATGCCAGTCTTAACAGCAAACCGATTCAAAGAACGCATCTCGGATTTCTCAGGAGGACAAAACTCGTCAGATGAGCCGAGTGTAATTGCTCAAAATCAAGCCGAGCTCCTCGAAAATACGCTCATTACAAAAAGTGGAAAAGCTGAGCAAAGAAAAGGTTATGAACGTGTTGGGGATAATCCTGATACTCTAATCAGTATCTGGACATTTGATGCTTCAAGTTCTGTAGACGATAAAGAAGATAATGATGGAACCGATACCGCTATTACCTATGTAAACGGTAAGTTCGGAAAAGCAGCATCTTTTAATGGGACGACTTCAAGCATTAAAGTTTTAGCCGATACTACAATTGACGCTAACTCGATGGGGCCATTTAGAATCTCAGCATGGGTTTATGCAGACTCAGATGGTGAAAATGATGAGGGGCGCATTGTGGACAAAATGGCAGGAACAGATGCTGGTTATCGCCTTTTTGTAAAAAGTGAATCGGGCGGTGCAGTTATTATTGACTTTGAGGTTGGAGATACTGGAGCAAATACAAGAATCGTAACTTCCACTACAATGACGGTTGGTGCATGGCATAAGATAGATGCTGTTTACAATACAGATCGTTCAGGAGATGTTTATATTGACGGAGTATTAGCATCTTATACAACAGATATCACCGGTGCTACGGCTACGGCAAATGATAGTGCCAACGATCTTTATATTGGAAACCGTGCGGCAGGAGACAGATCGTTTGACGGTGAGATAGATGATGTAAGAATTTATGACGGAACTTTTACGGTAGATGACATTGAACTTAAAAAGATACTTGGGATTACGAGATTCTTTGTCGGAACAACTTATGACAAAGTCATACGTGCCAAGAATACAGACATTCAGGAACTTAACTCTAACTTTAAAACTTGGGATAATATTACAGGGCTTACCGGTTTAACAGCAGATCTTACTACTAACTTTGTGCAAGCCAATGACAGATTATTTATTCTTAACGGTACCGACAACGTATTCAGTATTGATTCTTCCCTTACCGTAACGGATGAGGGAAATACGAATGCAGACCCGCCTAGAACTACTTTTGGAGAATGGGCTTCTAATAATCGTCTCTTTTTATCAGGTTCTAAAACTCAATCAGAACGCGATAATGTATGGTTTTCCAATTCTCTTGCTCCTCAAACTTTTGATAGAGCACTAAACTTATTCCAAGTAGCTAAAGGCCGTGGTGGAAAAGTTACATGGCTTAAAATGTTCAAAGAATTTGAAATGATTATCTATAAGGATTCATCTATTTACGTACTTAATATGGAAGGGGCAACTCCGCTTACGGACTGGGATTTAAAACCACTTTCCATTACCATAGGATGTCCAGCAGGAAGGACGGTTCAAGACATCGGAAATGACCATATCTTCTTGGCAAACGATGGTGTACGTTTGCTTTCACGTACTACCTTCGATAAACTCAGAGTTGGTGTTATTTCTGATCCAATCAGGGATATTATTGAGGCAATAAATCAAGACTCTATCGGAGAGTCAATTGGCTGGTTTGAAAATGGACTTTATATTTTAGGGCTTCCTGTTGGCACTTCGACAACTCCAAACCGTTTTTTGATTTGGGATTCAATAGCGTCAGTTCGAAATGGGGATCCCAACTCCGCTTGGACAGTTGTTCCAACTGATACTTGGACTTTTTCTTGTTTGACTTCTCATTCCTTCGGAGATAACATCAAAACAATCGTGGCAGGAGAATCTCAGGCATTTAGTTTGTGTTACAAAGTCTTATCCGGTAATACCGATAATGGAAAGACCATTACACAGACTGTTATTGGAAAAGAACATGACTTCGGAGATTCATTCCTTAAAAAAATATTTGACCCTGTTCAATTTATAGCTGAAACAGGTTCAGATGCTAATTACAGTTACAGTATGGATGTTGACAGAACGGGATTTGTATCTATTGGAAGTTCGGGGACTCTTTCAGGCGGGCTTACTACTCCATTTACCACACCTGCTACGACAGGCGGTTCAGAGTTTGATTTAGGTAATTACAGAACAAAATTTTCAGGCAGAGGCAATACGGTGAGAATGAGAGTTGTAAATACAGTCTATAACAAGCGGCCTACCTTTTTGGAATATACGGTATTTGCAAGGCCGTATCAGGGTAGAATGTAATGAATCATGGAGGTATAAAGTGGGCATAATTACGATCCCGACCTATGGCACTGATCCAGCAACAGTCAATGCAGCAAACCTTGACGCTAAAGTTTCAGGACTTGCTACTGAGTTCAACGGTAATATTGACAATGATAATATCAAGTCTTCTG